CAGCAGTGGCCACAGACATGAGTGGCGTATATGAGTTTACAACAGAAGAAAATGTAACAGAGTATAGCCCAGCAAGAAGTCTTCCAATTACAGGAAGTCCTACTGTTATATTAGACAATATTGAATTAACCGAATCAACAGATTATATATGGAATTCTACAGAATTGTCTTTAACTTCTTCACCATTATCCGACAAGAAATTGTTAATCATTGAATAAAGGAGTATAAATACTAGTATGTCTACACAAATATTATCAGATAGATCGGTCATAGGGGATGTTCGTAAAGCTTCCACGTCTTCACGTCTAAAACAATGGACTGATATAGATTTAAATCTGGCGCTTCATCCTATACGTAAAGATATTATTCCTTTAAAGGATGATGCAGCAATTAAGTATGCAGTACGCAATTTACTTCTCACTAATTTTTATGAGAAGCCATTTAATCTGGGAGTAGGTGCAAATCTAAGAGCATTACTCTTTGAACCAGCAGATGAGATTACAAAGCAAACATTGCGCAAGAATATAATAAGATGTGTAAAAGCAGGAGAACAACGGGTGGATATTTTATTTGTTAATATAGTAGATGAGCCCGATGCAAACTCATACAGAATACTAGTAAAATTTAGAATAAAAGAATTCGATACTACAGATGATGTAGAAATCGTATTACGACGTTTAAGGTAAAATAATATGGCAACTAATTTAAATGTAACAGAACTTGATTTCGATCAGATTAAAAGTAATTTGAAGAACTATCTAAAAACTCAGACAGAGTTTAGTAGTCATGACTTCGAAGGTTCAGGTTTATCTTCACTACTTGACGTGTTGGCATACAATACACATTACAATGCAATGGCCGCACACTTTGCCCTTAACGAAGCATTCTTAGATTCAGCACAAATTCGTGGTAACATTGTTACTCGTGCAAAGTTACTCGGTTATATACCAAGATCAGTCTTAGCGCCAAGAGCCACTGTCACTATTACAGTTGACGTTTCGCAAGAAGAGAATACCAATAAGCCAGCATCGTTGACTTTACCTCGAGGCGCTAAGCTAACAACGAATGTAGATGGAAGGAATTACAGATACATTGTGCTAAATGAGCAATCCGCAGTATTAAGTGAGGTTGCAGCAGACAAATATGTTTTTGATAATGTTATTATCGCAGAAGGTACAAGGAAGAAACTTTTATATAGAGTTGATAACGATATTGAAAATCAGAAGTATCAAATATCAGATGATGATGCAGACACTTCAACATTAAGAGTTCTCATTCAAGCGAATGAACTATCTACATCATATGATAACTATACTAAGTTTGAAACATTAATTAACGTTAATTCTTCAAGCCGTGTATATTACCTACAAGAAAATTCGAATGAATATTTCGAAGTATACTTTGGAGATGGTGTAACCGGTAAGAAGCCTTTAAATAATAATATTGTTACACTAGACTACGTGTTTACAAATGGTCCAGATTCAAATGGAGCAAACTTATTTACTATGGTAGATAATATCGGAGGTTATGGCACTATTGCGATTACTACTCTCAGTAAGGCGGCCGGTGGTACTGTAAAAGAAACAAATGAGTCAATACGTTTTAATGCTCCTCTCACTTTTACATCACAGAATAGAGCAGTAACTTCAGATGACTATAGAGCAATTATTCAAAAAGAATTTACTAACATTAATTCAATTTCAACCTGGGGTGGTGAAGACAACGATCCACCAGATTATGGTTCTATTTACATCTCTATTAAACCACTTGTTGGAGATTCACTTACAGCAAACGAAAAAATAGAAATAACAAATGCAATATTAAAAGGTAAGAGTGTTGTATCTATTACTCCTTACATTGTAGATCCTAACTTTACATATCTTGATCTGGATGTTTCATTTAAATATAATCCAAACTTAACCGATAGATCTCCAGTAGAACTTACTGCAGTTGTACGTGATACTGTTGCGGATTATAATTTTAATGAGTTAAATAAATTTGATGGAGTGTTTAGACACTCACAGTTGTTGAAGGCAATTGATAATGCAGATCCTTCAATTCAAAACAGTAACGTTAGACCTTATATGTTTATGACGATTACTCCAAATAAATTTTCTGCTAATAAAGACAATAACTTTAATTTACAATTTACTTCACCATTCTTTAGTTCAGGATCGTCTACTAACTTTATTATATCTTCAACAGTATTTAGACTTAATGGAGGAGATGTATATTTTGGAGATATTCCAATTGATGGTTCTACTAACAGACAAGTTATTGTCTATAAAGTAATTAACGGTGAAAATGTTACTGTGCTAAATAACGTAGGACTTATCAATGTACAAAACGGAACAATTACATTAAGTAACTTTTTACCAGACGATGATTCTCCAGATACAATAAGAATTACTGTTGTTCCTAATTCCTTGGACCTTGCTCCTAAAAGAGATCAGCTAATTGCAATTGATCCTTTAAGAGTTCAAATTACTCCAAGCATTGATACTATATCAGTGTCCGGATCTTCTGGCACAATCGACTATTCAACGACCTCAAGGCTAAGATAAGATGGCTGGAACTCATAAACCTAATAACACACTTCTTTCATTTGACATGTCCTCACCTGGATATGTTCAAGCTATTGCATCTTCAAAAAGTAAGACAAAGGAAAATTTAAGAACTGAAGAGTTGATACCTTCTGAGATATTAGAAAACTCAGGAGGGCTACAACTATTATTAGATGCCTATTATAAATTTATGAACTTGGAAGAGTTCATTTATCAACAGACAGAAACATATGTCGATGTTGTATTAGATGATAGAGCAGTGTTTAGAGTTAGTGATCCTAGAAACGAAAACGATCACTTTTTTACAGATGACGATGGAGCTAACTCCACTTTAACATTAACTGATAGCGACGGAACTGTTATTACGTATACGCTTACAGCATCTAATGTTAATATTAGTAATGGTAACAATCTACCCGGATCGTTATCAGAATCAACATCTGATATTGGTAAAACACTTACTGTTAGGTTTGGACATCCAACCGATAGTAGCTATGTTAATTATAATACTCAGACAGCAACTCTTACTACGCCCATAAAATATTGGGCAGGCCCTGGTGCTTCATATGCTCTTAATACAATTGAAGAGTCTATGGATATTGATAGCACAGCCGCAGCTTATTTGGAATTAATTCAAAAAGAAATTGCGGCTGTTGTTCCACGATCGATTCAGGTAAATAAAAGAAATTTATATAAAGCAATAACCGATTACTATAAAATACGTGGATCGTCAGATTCCATTGAAGTATTTTTTAGACTTCTTTTTGATGATGAAGTAGAAGTTGAATATCCTTGGGATAGCACCCTTATTCCTTCATCTGGTAAGTGGGATATAAATCCAGCTTTGCCTAAGGGCGGAATCTACTTAGATAAAAAAGGATTTTTATCAGACACAATTAAAGTGCAAGATAGTTTAAGATACCAAAAGTTTTCGTATCTAATACGTACAGGTCAGAATCTATCTTCATGGGATTACTTTTATAATCGCCTTGTACATCCGGCCGGATTTAAATATTTTGCTGAGATTCTAATTCAAATGTTCTTAACTCGTGATGAGTTAGGTGATGATCAAAAGCTTCTAAGAGAATTAAGATATATTGGAGGACCCAAACATAATCAATTAACTGGCGAAACTTTCTTTGGATATGGAAGAACAAATAGATTTACATTATCTTCTATGCCAGATTTACAACCAGGCGTTATTGGAATTGAGGATATTCCTTTATTAGTAGAAATGTTTGCTTCATTGTTTTTACCGTTTACAAATGTTGACATTCATAGATCTGGTAGATTATCATTAGTTGTACCACAGTCTGGTGTAAATGCCGGTAAGGTAACTAGTGTAGAAATAGCAGATCCTGGTTTTGGTTATGCAACTGCTCCAATAATTGTAGTTAATGGTGTTGCTCAAACCGGTCAAACTATATCACAAGCAACAGTAACCTGTACAATAGATTCTGATGGAAAAATTAACTCAGCATCTGTCGGTACTTCAGGTGCAAACTATTCCTCTGCGTTTGCTAATGTTAGTCCTAATCCCAATCTATCTAAGATTGCAAATATCAATGTTACTCCAGATACTACTAAGAAGTATTCAACTCCTCCATTAATCAGCTTTGATGCTCCAACTTCAGTTGATAGTTTCGGCGTTCCTCTGTCTTCTAATATTACAGCGACTGGTAAATACGTATTACAATCAACATCTGTATCTAGGATTGAAATGATTTCAGGAGGCTCTGGTTATACTTCGCAACCTGATGTTGTAATAACAGGAGGTAGTGGGTCAAATGCAACTGCCATAGCGTTCATTGAAAATGGATCGGTGTCGCACATTGATATTATTAATCCAGGCTCTGGATTCACGGAAGTTCCTAGTGTAAGTATAGTTGGTAATGCTACCGCTGTAGCACAATTAGTTCCATCTGAAATTGCATCTGCTACTATTACTAATCCTGGTTTTGGTTATGTGATTACTCCTCAAGTGTATATTGCATCTAGAGCAAAAAACGAAGCTAGAGTAAAATCAGATAAAATAACAAGAATACTAGAATTAAATCATTCTAGCGTTGACCCTGTTTTTAACAAAGTAACAAATCCGATACAATCTTCAGGTTCTGTTAGAGGACGTCAACTATATAATGGTAAGCTTCTGCAGAAAGGAGTATTGACATCTGGCCAAAACTGGACAGTAACTGAAACAAATCCAACTGCTGATAAAATCATGGGTGGATACGAAGTAACTGTAGTTCCAGCTGGATATCGAACACAACCAGAAAATGACTATTATAGTCAAAAAACAAATATCTTAAACAGTAATATGCTTTATGATTTTAACGAAACTTTAGAGATATTAGGTAGCGTAGAATTGCAAAGCACTTCTATAAGTGATATAAATAAATATAACGTGAATTCTTTTATTCACTCAAATTAATAGGAAATAAAAATGACGGCAATAGTAACTTCTAAATTCAGAACATTGAATGCAGAGAATTTCAAAGAAGACATAGCAAGCGCAAGCGTGTATGTAGCAATTGGTAAAACCGATGCTTGGTCTAATTCAACTTCTGATACAACAGACACAACCCCATTCACCCCATACGATACTACTGATGCTTTAGTAGAAGCAAGGGAAAATATCTTCGCGCTAAAAAAATTAGCAGCTGGTGATGTATCTCATGTTATTCCTAGACATACATGGACTAGTGGTACAAGTTATTATGCTTGGGATTCTAATGATCCGGATATTTTTGATAAGGCTTTTTATATTATCACTTCTGAGTTTAAAGTATACAAATGTATATTTGCACCTGGAACTGGTTCTACTCAAGAACCTACCCAGACATTAACCTCTCCAACAGCAGAATCTGATTTATATATTTGGAAATATATGTATACGGTTGCCGTCGCCGATGCAGAAAAATTCCTTACAACATCATATATGCCTGTAAAAACTATTAATGTTGAATCCTTCGCTGGTGTTGATAGTGATGCTGAGAATGCTTTATCTGAAGGTGACTATGCACAGTATCTAAACCAAAAAGCAAGTAGAGATGCTGCTACTGCAGCTGGAATCGAAAGAGTAGAAGTTACAGCTGGTGGTACTGGATATAATAATCCGTTTAACGGAGATGTGTTTATAACTGGAGCAGGAACTGGGGCTCAAATAGCAGACGCTGATGTAACAGTAACTGGAGGAGTTATTACAGCAGTTGATATGACTGCTAAGGGAACTGATTATTCTACAGCGCACGTTGTTATTAGTGGCGGAGGTGGTTCTGATGCTACGGTTCGTCCTGTAATATCACCCGAAAATGGACATGGAACTGACCCTGTTAAAGAACTAGGTGGTTTCTTTTCCGCAGTTAATACATTACTAGATGGTACTGGTGGTGGTGACTTAACAGTTGGTAATGACTTCAGACAAATTACACTTGTTAAAAATCCATTTAACTTTGGCACATCTACAGTTTCTACAGCAACAACTTTAAAGGCAACTGGTGCATTAAGTTTTTCATCAACTACATCTTCATTCCAAGTAGACGAATTAATTACTCAGGGAACTGGTGCTAATTTAGCCCAAGCTTTTGTAGTCGAAGTTGACTCTGGAACAGGATATGTTTATTATAATCAAAATTCAAAAACCGGTTATGGTGACTTTGTAGTAGGTACTGCAGTGTCTGGTGCAACATCAGGTGCTCAAGGAACTCCACATCCTGGAACTGTGGCAAATCCTTTCTTAATAAATCCTGAAGTTGATATCCATAGTGGAGATATTATCTTTTTAGAAAACAGAAACCCTATTGATAGAACCGCATCACAAATTGAAGACATAAAAATTATCATTGAATTCTAATTATAAATATTAGTTAAAGAGAGAACATATGACAACTACGAATATAAAAGCTTATAACGAAACGCCTTACTTTGATGACTACTTTAGAGATTACGGTGGCGAAACCGTTGAAACTAAAAACTATCATAGGATTCTATTTCGTCCTGGATTTGCTGTACAGGCCAGAGAGCTTACGCAAATGCAAACTATGTTACAGGCTCAAATTGATAGACATGGACAATACGCTTTTAAAGATGGATCACGAGTTGTAAATGGCGAAGTATCGCTTAATGTAGAATACGATTATATAAAACTAGAACCTTCATTTACGTATAACAGTACAGCATATCCAAATGCCACGTCTAATCTAGCTGCACTTAAAGGCTCATTAATTACTGGAACAAATAGTTCAGGCAATCAAGTTACTGCTCTAGTTTTAGATACGGTGTCTGCGACTGGTAGTGATCCAGACACGCTGTATATTAAATACCAAAAATCTGGCGGAACGGATTCTGCCAACCTCACAGTACAAAAATTTGAAGCTGGTGAAGTGTTTGTATCTAATGGTGATACCCCTAGATACGGTATGATTGGCGGAGGAAACAATGTCGATGGTTCGAACACCGCATCAACTATTTCTAATGGTGTTGGTATCGGTTCAGCGGTATCAATATCCGAAGGTGTATACTTTATTGCTGGTTGTTTTGTGTATGTAGGTTCTAGCACTCTCTTGCTAGATAAGTATACAAACAATCCATCTTATATTATAGGTCTTAAAGTTGTCGAAGATATTATAACATCTTCAACAGATGGTACTCTCGTCGATAACGCACAAGGTGTTCCTAACACATCTGCTCCAGGAGCAAATAGATATCAGATCGCAACTAGTTTAATTAAACAGCCGATAGATATTAATTCTAGAACTATAGACCAATATATTACTTTGTTAACCGTGAATAACGGCGAAATTACAATAGATAAAACAGATAAAACTTCCGACACAGGTTTAACGTTAAGACTAGCACAAAGGACTCATGATGAATCTGGCGACTATGTTGTAAAACCGTTTGAGCTAGAAATATTAGAACACTTAAATGATAATACTAATTTTGGTAAATACACTGCTGCGCAAGGCGGTAGTGCTGATAAGATTGCATTAGGTGTTGAACCTTCAACTGCTTATGTTCAAGGATATAGAAATCAGAAGGTTGGAACAACTTATATTGATATAGATAAGCCTCGAGGCGATAATGCAGATGGATTTATTAACGAATCAAATACCCAAATTAATATTGGTAACTATATTAAGTTAAACCCGACGGGATTGCGAGGCGTTCCTGATTTAGAAGGCTTTACCCCGATTGATTTAAAAATCTCAGGTACTGCCAGAGGCGATGCAAGAGTTAGAGGAATGGAAGAGTTCTCTGGTGAAATTCGTTTATATTTATTCGATATTAATATGGATAGCGGATATAGCTTTAGTGCGGTCGACAGTGTATCACAAGCCCTTTACGGATTTCAAGCTAACCTAGATGCTAATTCTGTAGGAACAAGGTTTGATGTTGGTAATAATACAGCCGTATTTCAATTGCCTCAAGCTGCTATTAGAACATTAGCAGATCCATCAAGAGATACCACATATTCTATTAAAGCTATTATTCCTGCTACTACGACTTCAGGCGGAGGGTTATCTATTACAACTACCGCTGGATTATTTGAAGATACTGATGATATTATTATTGCTCCTACAGGACAAGATGTTAAAACGGATGTTTCTGCCCATAGAGTTATAGGTACTGGTGACGGTACGACCGGAGTTACATATAATAACGGCATTGGTATTGGTAATGGTATAGCCTGTAATGTTATTGCGACAATTAAAAAGACAGTTGCTCCAAAAGGAAAACTTAATACTACTGAAGCTAAAACTATAAATGTAACAAACGGAGATGCTGCTTCATACGGATTAGGTAAAGCTGACATAATCAAATTAGTATCTATTATCGATAGTCAAGGCACTGATCATATTAATAATTTTACTTTAGATAATGGACAAAGAGATAACTTCTATGATGAAGGAAAAATTATTAAAAATAGTGGTACCGCTCCAGTTGCAACTGGAAATATGGTAGTTACTTTTAAATTTTATGAACATACTGCAGGAGATTATTTCTGCGTTGATTCGTATCCTACTAGTGATTATGCTGACATACCTTCGTTTACAGGATCAGGCGGTAACTTACAATTAAGAGACTGTATTGACTTTAGACCTAGAAAAGCTGATGGTGCAAATAATTTTACTGGATCTACTGCTAGCTTATCTGGAGCTCCAAAAGTTGGACACGCTCTTACTGCAGATATTAGTTATTACTTACCTAGAATCGATAAACTGGTTATTAAAAGATCCGGTGAGTTTGAAGTTATAACAGGTGTTCCATCGGAATACCCTCAACCACCTGCAGATAAAAATGATGCTCTTACTTTATATCAGTTAAAATTAAAACCATACGTCTTTACGCTTTCTGATGTTATCCCTGAAATACAAGATAATAAAAGATATACAATGAAGGATATTGGTAAGCTGGATAAGAGAATTAAGAACTTAGAATATTATACTTCTCTATCTTTGCTTGAGCAATCTGCTGCAGATATTCATATGGTAGACGGTGCAGGTTTTACAAGATTTAAAAATGGAATTTTAGTAGATTCATTTAAGAACCAAGGTGTCGCTGATATGGCACACGAAGAATGTAGCGAATCTATAGACAAAGAAAATGGATTACTAAGACCCGAGTGTCCTGCTAAAAATGTCAATTTAATTACTAAAACTTCTGGTGTAACGAATACAGCAAGTAAGTCTGGTTCATTATGGCACATGCCATTTACCGAAGTTGCGCATACTGTTCAGCCTTATGCTTCAGTCTCTATTAACGTAAACCCTTATAACGTATTTAGTTGGGCTGGTAGAGTTCAGTTATCTCCTGAATCAGATGAGTGGAAAGAAACTGAAGTTAGACCTGATGTTGTTATTGACGACGATGGCCAATACGAACAGTTTGTAACAAGAGCAAAAGAAGATGGAATTTTAGGAACAGTTTGGAACGAATGGGAAACCAATTGGACCGGCCGACAAGTAGAAACCGAAGTTCAGAATAGAGGCCGAGGCGCTCGTATGACTAACGGTAGAAGAGGTAATGGCCGTGATTTTTGGTGGTCTCGTATGGAACCAGAACCAGGGTTGCAACAGAATATAACATCTACTACAGTCACATCTAATCAAGCTAGAACAGGTTTACGAACCGATGTTACATTTGATACTGTTACTAAAGAAACAGGCAACAGAGTCGTAGAAATTAATTTCATACCATTTATGAGATCTAGGAAAATTTACTTTAAAGCTTCTAGGATGAAGCCTAATACTAAAGTTTATGCATTCTTTAACGATGTTGATGTTACTGCATATTGTAAATCAGAATCATATGTTGAATGGTCAGACTCAACTGGTGTAGTAGAACTATCTGGAGAAACTTCACATCCGGACAGCGGAAGCGGAACTTTAGCCGTAGATAATTTGGGTAAGGTATCTGGATCTTTTGTTATACCTAGAAATGATACTTTAAAATTTAAAACTGGTACTAAGGAATTTAGACTATCGGACTCTACAACAAACGATAAGCAAACCGAAGTAACTTCGGCGGAGACATTATTTCACGCACAAGGTCTGATTGAGTCGACTGAAAGAACTATTGTAAGTACTAAAGTTCCTAGACTTGAAACGACTAGATTAAATGAAACGCGTGTTATAAGCGAAACATTTAGAAGACAAACTACTAACTGGTCTGATCCACTCGCGCAAACCATTTTGATTGAAAAGTCAGGTGGTATCTTTGCAACTTCGATCGATCTTTTCTTTAGACGTAAGTTTGTGGTAAAAGCTGGCGATGATGCAGAAGTTCCTGTTTCAATAAGTATTGTTACTGCAGAAAACGGAATACCTACTCAGACTGTTATACCTGGAGCTGAAGCTGAACTATTCCCAAGTGCAGTTAATATTTCTGAAACAGCGGCCTCTGCAACAAGATTTACATTTGAGCATCCAGTGTATTTACTGCAAGACCAGGAATACGCGATAGTTATTCAATCAGATTGTGATGAATATGAGTGTTGGATTGCTGAAATGGGTGGACGAGACGTAACAAATCAAAACTATAGAATTAATAAGCAACCTCATGGTGGTTCATTCTTTACATCTCAGAATGCTTCTACATGGACACCTGACCAAAGTAAAGATCTTAAATTTACTTTAAATAGAGCACAGTTTGATGTAACAGCTGAGAAAGAAGTTACATTTGTTAACGATACGATTCAGCCTAGAAAACTTTTACCTGATAGTTTATCATCAACAAGCGGAAGCACTAATGTAGTGGTTAGACATAGAAATCATTCTATGCACGGAAATTCAACTGTTGTTATTTCAGGAGCTACAGCGTTTAATGGTTTATCCGCAGCTGATATTAATGGAACACATTCAGTAAGTAATATTAAACATGATTCATATACAATTAGTGTTGGAAGCAGTAATGCTTCGGCGACTGGATCTGGAGGCGGTGCTGTAATAACTGCTACAGAAAATAGACATATGGATCTGTTTCATTTAATTGCTGGAACAACTATTGTTCCAGAAACTGACATTAGATTCTCTATAATTTCAACATCACAAAAATCAATTAATGGATCTGAAATTCCATATGCTGCTCAAGATGAAATTGAGATTCTTCCTAATACGAATCAGATATTTGATACGCCAAAATTAATTGCTTCTAGTAATAACGAGAGCAGCGGTAATAAAACGTTTACACTGAAAGCTAAAATGTCAAGTTTAAAAGATCATTTAAGCCCTATACTAGATGCTAATAGATTATCACTTATTACTGTACAAAACAGAATCGGTGATAATGGAGATGTGTCTGAAACAAATGCATATGGCGGATCAGAGCTTTGTAAATATATAACTAAGAAAGTTGATTTATCAGAAGAAGCAGACGTAATCAATATTTATCTTTCAGCTAACAGACCAGCGGGAAGTAACATTGACGTATATTATAAGACACTCGCTGCAGGTTCTGATGTTGATTTTAATTCTTTAGATTGGATACTAATTAACCCTGCTGATATTATACCTACTAGTGATGATGCAAGTGTTTATTCTGAAAGTAAATATGTTGTTGATCCGGTTCCAGCTGGAAGCTTTGGTTCAATGGCGTTTAAAATAATATTGAGATCTAAGAACTCTTCTAAGACCCCGACGATAAAAGACTTTAGGGCGATTGCTGCTACATAATGGAGAATAAAAATGCCTAGCAAAAAGAAAGTAGAAAATAATCCAAGTTTAGAAAGAGATACTTCTAATTCTGCCATTATAAATACTAATGCGGATGCGTATGCTGCACGAAGAACGCAAATAAAAGCAGTAGAAAATAAAAGAAAACTTGATGAGCGACAGACAGAGGATATAAATAACCTTAAGAGCGATGTTGCTGAAATCAAGAAAATGTTACTGAAACTAACTGGTGGAAAATAATGGCTAACAAAGAAACTAGAATTTATAAAACAGATACTTTAGAAACTCTTAGACAGAAGTCTAATGAGATTTCTCTGCATCTAGGTGATAACGAGCAACTCAACGCTCTCATGGCCGATAAAACTTATGTGTATTCGGCTGGTGCTGGTCATACATTATTTGCTGGTCCTGATACTTCATCTCCGGCTAAGACCGCAAGATTTGAAGTAAGTCCAGCCCACACAGTAGATAATACTGGCGGATATATTATCTTAGAAGGTGTATCTTCACTCGATGCATCTTATATCCAAAATGCTGTTATTTATCAGGGAACTTACGGTTCCGAAACTTGGCAGGGATATATTGTATCAGCATCTGTTGGGAAAATTTTAGTAAGAGATACATCCGGAACGTTTAGCACTTCAGCGGATTTAAATGTTGGTACTAGTTCTCCAGATACTATTGCTAACGCCAAAGTTATTCGAATAGTCACCGAATCTTATCCTGTTGGAATTGTAAGAGTATATAAGAATAATAGTGAACTAACTCAAGACATGAATGCTAACGGATTCCACGTAGCAAATATTAGAGCAACTATAACTCAAACCGGTTCACCGACTCTTACTAATTATACCGAAGGTGTTACGATTTATCAAGGCGCAAGTGAAACTACTCAATCTGGAGTTGAGTCAAATGCTACTTGGTATGGTACTTTACATTCTGTATCTGATGGCGTTATAAGAGTCAAAACATATAATGGTACGTTTAGTACCGGCACACTAATAAGAGCATTAGGATCTACTGATACAATTACAGGCAGTAATCATGGAGCTTTAGTTCCAGTCGATTCTACCTACGGTTCTTACATCGAACTAAATACACCAGCTGCTTCAGGTAATGCGATCAAAGTTTTCTCATTAGATGTTGTTGCTGCAATTAACGAATTACAAGATGACATTGGTACAGTTGAGAGTTTAACAACTGCTGCTAATGATTTAGTTCTAGCAATTAATGAACACGATGCTGAACTTGGAACAATTACCGCTGGAGCAATGGGTACAACAGCTTCAACTGTAAGTACTGCTATTAGAGAACACGAAGATCAAATTGGTAATATCGATATTACTGACATTGCATCTGCTGAGGATACTATCACTGGTGCTCTTGAGCAATTACACGATGAAGTTGGAGATGTTACAGCTTCTAATATGGGAACATCAGCTTCAAACTTAACTGCGGCAGTAAGAGAACATGAAGATCAAATTGGTAATGAGAATAT